CAGTGTTTTGCCCGTTTTTAAGCGGGTATTTACAGAAAAGAACTCAAAGGGTGCTATCCCTAATTGCCCTCCTTTTATTAAGGATTTTTTTTGGTATTATCAAGAGAATCAAAATCTTGATCAAAAGATTGTCGTTCAAGCGATTGCTGAAATGCAAAAATGGATTGATACAGGGATTTCTATGGAATTACTATTTAACCTTAATCAGGGTGTTTATTTTCCTGACGAGCCTAACCGCGTATTAACAGTTAAAGAAATTTACGAGACTCTAGTTTTAGCGTGGGAATCAGAATGTAAAGCAGTCTATTATGTACGGACTGTTCAAAAGGATAATTTTAAAGATAGCTGTTCTAGTTGTGCTAATTAACCATGAATATCATTTTTTTTGTTATTTTATCAATACTCGAAAAAATAAATAATCATTATGGCAATAATAATTATTAACTTTCTAGCAACTATTGTATTAAGTATATTTTTACTTTATACTGCTTTAATTTTTGCTGTTGTCTTGTGTAGAGTGTTTTTTAGATTTAAGACTAATTTAATCTACACAGTTAAACAATTCAAATACTATTTAACAGATGAATATAATCGGATTAGTTCTTGTAAATATTATAATCCTGAAACCCATAAAGACTTTAATCTAAAATGTAGCGTAAATCCTTCTATTTCTTGTGTACAATGTAAAAACTGGGAGCTAAAGTAAAGTAAAACTATGTCATTGATCAGTCTTAGCAATAAAATGCCCATTTCCCCGATCTTCAATCTGTCGGGAGATGATGCAATCGAAAACCGTTCGATCTGGTTTGGTAACACCACCAACTTGATGCAATTAAATGATGTTCGCTATACTTGGGCGGTAGGTTTATATCAACAAATGCGCGAAAATTTCTGGATTCCGCAAAAAATAGATATTACTCAAGATATAACTGACTATAACAATTTAACTCTTGACGAAAGACGTGCCTATGATGGTATTTTGTCTTACCTAACTTTTCTTGATTCTGTACAAACCTGTAACATTCCTCACTTAAAAGGTAGCGTCACTGCACCAGAAATTAGTCTTTGTATGGCAGAACAAATCTCTCAAGAGGCTATGCACAATCAAAGTTATCAATACTTGATTGAAACTATTATTCCCTCAAACAAAAGGGCTGAAATTTATGATTTATGGCGCACTGATAAAGTTCTTAAGGATCGCTGTGAATTTATTGCTAGTTCTTATCAACAATATATTGACAGCCCAACACAGAGTAATTATTTTGGTTCTCTGTGTTCTAATTATATTCTAGAAGGACTGTATTTCTATAATGGGTTCCAGTATTTTTATAATTTAGCTTCTAGACATCTAATGGCTGGAAGTGCCGATATTTTTAGGATGATTAATCGAGATGAATTGAGTCATGTTCGTTTGTATCAAAAATTAATTATAGAAGCATTGCATCTATTTCCAAAAGAGTCAATTAAAGAAGGTATAGCAAGTTCTTTCTTGGAGGCTGTTAATCAAGAAATTAATTGGTCCAACCATATTATCGGTAATCGAATACTGGGCATTACTGAAGAAAGTATAGATCACTATACCAAATACCTTGCCAATATTCGACTAAAAGCCATCGGCTTAAATCCAATTTTTACCGAGGACAAATACAAAAAATCTCCTTATTCTCATTTAGAAAAATTCTCTGATACTCAAGGGGAAGGTCATACCAAATCAAACTTTTTTGAAGCTGCTGTTACCAGCTATGTTATGTCTTCTGGATTGAGTGGATGGGATGATATTTAAGCATCAGAGACAAGCGGCGCTCGATTTTTAAAAGGGTGGTTTGTTGGCAAAAGAGACTGCAAATCGCGTAGATGCTTCCAAGCAAAATAGCCTTTAATGGCATCAAGTGCGCTGTAGGCAATCCATCAATCTTTGAAATTTTTGGCATCTGATTACCTGACTTGATTTCCTTGATGGTGAGGGATAGAGTCGGGAAATCAGTGGCAAAATGTGGCACGCAACCCTGTCAATCAATCTTGCAAAAGCCTAAATAATTTAGCCGTATTGATAAATTCCATTATTTTTTATTGCCGGATCCGACTGCTGATAAATTCCATTGATTTTAATGAAAGGTACTGCAAGTTGATAAGCTCCATTGACCTTAACGTAACTTTGGGTAAATTGAATTAAATCAATAATGGGAATTTGTCCAATTTCTATTGTTGCGGGATCAAATAAACGCCGTGAAGCCATACGATTACTCCCCAAAAAAAAGAGAACCTGAAACAGACTGAGCGCCTGTCCCTGGACATAAAAAAATAGACAAACAAGCATTTGGGAAGATTTTGCAAAGGCTTCCAATAAATCCCCCAGTACTTACAGCGTCAATCGGCTGACTGAATGACACCGACATCATAGCCAAAGGCTTAAATAATGCCACCCCAAAATTACCAGCCGTGCCAGTGGTGGCTGATAAAGTTACCGACTTCACTTCCCGCACACCAGTATCTCCAGGAGCAAGAGGTATCAAATGTATTCTACCCGGGACTCGTTCAGATGTCGACGAACCAGAGAAAGACATCGGAGGGCTAATTTGCTCCGATATCCCATTTTGATTGATATAATTAATCGAAGATGTAGAAATTGTGCTTCCTGTAGTTGCCCAAGTAATTAAGCCAGCAAATACCCCTTCCCCATTTACATATCTTGTTAGGGGTGCTGATGGCAAATTTGTGGTTTGCTCTGTGGTCAAAACCGCATTTAGCCCGCCAGAAATATTAAGCAAATCTACCAGGATCAAAGTGTGTGTTCCTAGAGAATTAAATTCGCCTCCCAGCAACAACAACTCACTTGTGCCTAATAAATTATTATTTATCCCATGCAGGCTGGTATTATCTAGCGCAATACTTGAAGAAGGAATAGAAGCCGTAGTAGGAAAAAATCTGGAGATTAATATTAATTTAGCAGCCATTGTCTGCGTTGTTATATTAGCTTGAAAATTTTCTGCATTTCGCAAAGAGATTTGGCTAAGATAATCTTGATAATTATTAATAGGCATTTTTATTTCTCCACAAAAGCCAAGCATCCAAAAATTTCTGGGGCAGTTACCACTCCCGCTCGAAACATATAAGAAAGACAAGCATTCGGGTGGATCGCCGGGATGCCTGGCAACCCTGTCGTGTAATCGCGCCAACCCATCACCCCTGCCGAAGTCACGGGCTGCCAAGATATCGGCATCGCAAGGGTGATGCCAAAATTACCAGCCGTGCCAGTGCTGGCTGATAAAGCAATTTTTTCAATTGCTCTGATTCCGGTATCCCCTAAAGCTAAAGGAATTCTTTGTGTGCGAGTCGCTTCTCGAAATCCAGTTCCTCCGATATTAATGGATGATACTCTTCCTGGTACACCTGCTTGATTGGTGTAGGTCATAGTCAAGTTGGCACTGGTTGTGCCAACTTGACTATAGATTTCGTAAAAAGCAATATTTCTAAGTCCATTCGTATTTCGCGTCAGAGCGGTAGAACCTTGAATCGGCTGATCCGTGGTTATTGCAGCGCTCAATCCTCCTATATGAAACAAGCGATCATACAGAAGATAAATTCCAGCAACAGTAGAGGTAATTCCAGCCTGAATTAAAAATTTTTCCTGCGAATTGCTAGGAGCAAGAAAAGGCATCGATCCAATCATCGATCGGACTGGAATTTCGGCAATTGTGGGAATAGCCCCACCACTCGGAAGGCCGTCGTATTGCCACAAAGAATGATCTCTCCCGGCGACTGGTACTGCGGCACTGGCTCCCCCGATTCGTGGAACTTTATGAAAAAAAAGATTATCGGGATTGCCATTGTTGCCCCCCGATTGCCTATTAATTAAATCTGATAATCCACTTAAAGCGGCCATAATTCTCTCGCAGATACAAACGCGTGAACTTCGACTATAAAAGTTGATAAATTCAAGAAATTAACTGGACTGGCTACGATTAGCCTTGAATCTGGTAAAAATTGAGGCAAAATCTCAACACCTTCATCTTTATACCATTTGCAATGCCAGTCGCCCGCATCGGATTGAAAAGTGTAAGATTCTACTGTTTCTATGATTTTCATAATTTTTATCGAAGGGATTAAGTTAGGTGGAAATTTGAAAATACAGGGATCCGTCCGGATATCCATCGCTATTATTAGGAGCCGCAGTTCCGTAGGTAATAATTGGAATGGTTGGTTTCCCGGAAATATTAGCCCAAGTCATGTAATTTGATACCCATCGGGATGTAGCAATGCTATCTAAGGTGTCAATTGGTCCGAGATACTCTTTCATGCACTAAGCTAATAATTTGGCTACAAAACCATTTACGGAGGGTACTGCTGTAGAAGCAAAAGTTAAACGAATTGAAGTATTACTTAATCGTTCCGTAAAAACTCCTACAGTATCCCTATTACCGCTATTGCGAATTACTTCTACGCTGGGATTAGTATCAGTCAAGGTGTGCGTGATCACAAACACCGTATTAGTGCCATCTCCAAAAGGATTAGTAGTTACTGATCGCCGCTTGCCAGACCAACTGGCAAGCAAGGAAGGTGTGACATATTTGGCTGTGTCTGTTCCCGCTTCTAGTTCGGCTAAAGTAGCTCGCTGTACTTTTCCCGACGTGGTTTCACTTGCGTCAGGAACTCCGGCCCCATGAACTTGCCAGATTATAGGAGAAGTTCCCAAAGTCACGGATTGAGTAATCTGCCTGTAAGTCACTCCGTCATCAGTATTTCCAGTACCAGAAGCTACGGTAACAATAGCGTTTCTCAGTTCGGCTCCTGTACTAGCGTCAGCAGTGCGGGTAGCCGGAACAGAAGCTCCGTTCCAATTGTATAACCCGTTCTCTGTATTATTAGTTTGATTTGCGGCAATAAAGCGAGAGTTGGCTAGAGTCATCGTGACCCCACCAATTACTGACCCAGGGGCATTTAAATTGATATTTGATGGGGCAGAAGCGAATACTGCATCTTTGTAGTCAAATCCTTCCAGGAGAGCATTTAAAGTGCCAAAATTGACCAAATCGCTAGGATTTTCTGGGGCAACAGAAGCCCGAATTTTTCCTTTAAATTCAGTGTCAGACCAAAATTCGATGAATGTCATGATTTTTACCTCGATAAAATTGCATAACCACTAAAGGGACTACTAAAAATAATTTGAGTAGTATTTAAAGAAAGGTTTTGTACAAAAGCTTCTATTTTTACTCCTCCTGAACTAAAAACTTGAGTTTGTGGCTCAAAGTTCAAGCTGTGAACGATTGTCCAGATTGCAGAAGGAGTAGCTTGGGTGTGCTTATAAAAAGCACTTCCTTCTCCCGGACTACCGGGAGAACCCCGAACATCAACAGCAGAGCTAATTGAAGAAACTAATCCAGATATTCCAATATACCCACCCGTTGCAGGGGGAGTGCCCGAACCTCCTATCCAATTAACTACCTGAAAAACCCGGCGATTACCATCAGTAACTAGGGACAAAACAGGCGACCATCCAGCACCTCCAAGAGTAGCTGAAACAATTACTTGCCTAGAACTTCCAGTTATTTCAATTGGCATCAAACTTCCCCCCTAACGACTACGGGAATTAAATCTAGTCCTAAAGGTTCAACAACGAGCCGATTAGCAATAGTTTTAGATGCCTCTAGGTCAGCTTGCCAGTAATCTCTTCCTGCTTTTGGTTGTGCAATTTCCTTAAAAGCAATAGGAGTAACTTCCATTCCATCCGTAACGTTGCTGTCAACGATTAGACGAAAATAAGTATAATCTTGATATTCAATTGGATTTTCTCCATCTTCATTAGAAGGTAAAATAAAATCCCCAAACTGCAATTCATCAACTCGCCCAACTGCCATGCGATCTTCTCCAAATTGCTTTGCTACATAAAAATTAATGTTCCATGTAGTAAAATCTCCCTGAATAAAAAACTCCTCATCCCAAGTCGATCCCTTTTTAATCTCAACAACAATTTCACTGGCAATCGTAGGATACGATTGCCCTTTAAGAAAATAGTTACCAGTAAGGACTTTTTGAGCCATCGATGAGGTGCGTACTGTTTCTTGTATTATATCTTGAATTTTGTTTTTTGAGATATAATAAAAAGTAATCATATTTATACCTTATACTACTGCGCTTTTTATACCACCCGGGAGCGCGGTTATTTTTTGTCTTGACAATTCTATTAAGACTATGAGAAAATTTTTTTAAAGATTGACTTGGATTACCGCCCTACGAGGGAGCGGTATTTTTTTATCTATCCGTATTACATATACTACAAATACTACAGAGCGATTGTTAGATTGTAAATAGATTGTAGATAAGGTTATCTACAATCGAAAGCTTTACAGGGTATAGGTTTTAGACTTTGTAGATATTGTCGATGCCTTATAGAGGAAAAGAGAGAAAAGAAGATATACAGCAAAGTCAGCAATAAAAGTGATTAAACGCAAAACTGACTCTATTGACAAAATGCTGTATTTTTGGCTAATTAGAGGATTTTAGAGGCGAGAAGTGCTTTATCTCTAATTTGTTCTTTTTGTGATTGATTGTAGATAAGGTTATCTACAATCAAAATCCTTACCCCGACTAGGTTTTAGGCTTTGTAGATATTGTTGATGCTCTATAGAGAAAAAAAAAGATAAAGAAAACAAACAAGGTCAGCAATAAAAAAACAGACTCAACAGTAAAACAAAAAAAATACACACGGGGTAATTATTAACAATATCTACAAAGAAGTACAGAAATAATGAAAGCTATATATATCAATACTTTTACCCTTTTTATCTTTGTTAATAAGGGTATTTACAACCTATTTACAAACTAACAATCTAATTAATCGAGGTCAGCAATAAAAACATAAAAAATCCTGACACGGGAATAAGGCTAACAATATAAACAAAGTCTGAAATCTATATATATCAAGGGTTTTATTGTTAATAAGAGTATCTACAATCTATCAACAATCTAACAACCAGCCAATCTCCGAACATTACCCACTAATCTCCGAGCATTAGACAACAAAAAACCCCTGTAGTCTCTACAGGGGTTAGCTTTATCAGTTATGTACCAGTTATGGTGTCAATTTCTGTTTTTTATTTTAGCAGTAAACAACCTTGTTTACTGATTTTTCCCTAATATCCCCCCATTAACTCGATTTGTTCCTCTAGAGTAGAGTTCTCGCTCTCAAGTTTTTTAATTCGGTCTTTTAAGCCGAGGATTTCATCGATATAGTCAACTTCTCGATAATCCAATTCGTCGATTTTGGCAGTCAATTCAGCGACTTGGCTCTCAAGTTGCTTGTTAGTCTCAATTGCCTCACTTTTGACCTGAAAACCGGCTAAGGTGTGAAGGAATAAGCGAACGCCCAACTGCATTACTTTTAGGGCTAGTTCGTGATTTTCTTTAATTAGCCACTGGCAGATTAAATTTTCTGGGATCAATGCAACGGTTCGTAACCCACTTGCTGTCTCGATTTGAGCCTGTTCAAGACCCTTTTCACGCAAACCACTCATGGTCAAACGGCGAGAAATAGTCGAAGGTATTTTCCCCGACATCCGGGCATATCCACTAATTGAGGCAAAGCTCTCACCAGTCTCGGTATTAATAATTAATTCAATACCATCGTGATCAAAACGCTGTAAACTAGAATTAGTCATGATTTACTCTGTAGTAGTAATTGTGATGAGTCCCCCGTTAACGCGGGGGCATACCAATATTATACCGTATTTAAAATATGTCTGACAAATTTGACGGGTGTGGTGGGTATTCAGCAAAAATTGACCGATTACCGGGTATTCCTCCTGATTTCAAGTCGAATGTCGTCAAACCACCACAATCTAGGGTTATTGTTTTACTGAAAACCAGAGAGATCAGAGAAATCCCCGATGATCAGCTAGAGTCTTTCCTTGAAGAAAACCGAGATTTAATTCAAGATCGACAATCACCCAGAAAAAGACCGATTAGAAAACTTTAAAACGATGACACCTAAAGAAATTCTTGTCTTGCAGACTCTTTACAATAAAGAATTGTCGGGATTACAGATAATTGAATCTATAGCCAATACTAAAGGTAGAAGCCTTGATATTGGCTCGTTTTACCCTGTATTTCAGAAATTAGAGGAAAAAGGACTCATTAAATCTCGATGGGGAACCGAGCGATCTAACGATAGAGCCGGTGCTAGAAAAAGATACTATCGACTTACCCAATCAGGAGAAAAATCCCTTGCTGATATTCAAGGATTTGATAATTCTCTTAATTGGAATTTTACTTGATTAATGTGGGGTCTAGGAGTCGAACCTAGTGTTTTAGGCTTATGAGGCCTATGTGGAACCCATTTCACTCACCCCGCTTTTATAAGCTAACATATCAAAAAACAAAATGTCAAGTGTATTGTACTGATAAGTTTACTGTTTTTTGTTCTTGGCTTAGACCAGTCAGATAACCAACTATTTGGTTATTAAAGATTTGACTATTTCTAACTACAATACAGCCCGCGCTTCCAGGTACATTAGCGTCTCGATGTAATCCAAGTTCTGATCGAGAGAACCCTGATCCTTTGTAAGGATCAGGCGTAATATGAAAAAACATCCCCTCAACACCTTTTGTATCTAACCAATATCCCCTAGTATTGATTTGCCAATGATTCCCTTCTGGTATTTGTCCCTTGCCTACAATTTTTTCAGCACCTCGGTATTGATACCCAATTGCGCCACTGGTAGCCACTACTTCAATTTCCTTATTATCTCCTCGATAAAATTGCAAAATTCCTTCAATCAACTTAGGAGATCGACTTACAGGAAACTTAAAAACGGCTGTCACGGGTAAGGTATTAGGTAAATCAGATAAATCCCAATGCGGCTTGAATATCCACCAATCACCTGCGCTGTAGCTAAGTTTTACTTGAATGTGCAATCCATATTCAGATAAAACTTTATCTACAGGATAATTTCGATTTTTTTCTACAAAAATTAACTGATCTTCTTTCAAATCAGACACTGAGTCTGGAGTTTTTTTCAGATAAGTGTTAAATATTGCTGTAATTTGCTTCATTTGTCCTAGCCTACATTTTCCTTAATTCTAGCTTTTCAATCAATCCGATAGACAATTTCGTTAGGCTGTATCTCGTACCTATCACAGATTGCCTGCAAAACTGTGATAGACGGCAAGTGATCAGGATTCTG